GCAGTAAAAACCGATTTGATTAGTGGTTATTTTTATTGTTTCAATTAAACTTAACTTGCCATTTAACTCAGTATATGCATCTGCTACCGCCTTGGCATCCGGCACGTAGCCGGTCACCTTGGTAGCCAGCAAATCCTCCTTTGTGGTGATCATCTGAGCAAATGCCGGGGCGGTCAGATCAGTAAAAAATTTCTTTATCTTTCCAAAAACTGTAGATACCTTTTCCCCACTGCCAATGTTTTCCCTAGTCTCTGATTCCGTAAATACAATCTCTGATTCTGCCACATCTACAGTCTCGCCATCATAACCTTTGGCAAGATAGATCCAGTTGATTTTATCGTTCCGGGGTGCTCCGTCCGGTGCATCTTTAATTGCCAAATATGTACTGCCATTGTGATATACCGCATCCAGTCGCTCATATACGGTATTAGGGTTGTAATCTCCTTTGTAAGATATTCCAATCTTTCCGAGAGCTTTGTATCCCTCCGGTGCTGCCATAGTTCATTCCTCCTTATGCTACTTTCCAATACAAAACATTATCATCAACTACAAAATCCACACCCACGCCATCCTTCATATAAAGGTTCATTGTGGCTTCATCCAAGTAAAACTTGGGTTCCGTGATACTGGCATATGATTCTGCACGGTCTGCATCTATCTTGGCCTGTGCTGCAGATGTCGCTGCCGCGGTTGCCTGCTGTGTTGCCGTTTCTGCCTGTACTGTAATATCGGCCAAATAATCGGGCTGCAGCTTGTCTCCTGTGATGCTGCCAGCTTTGATATCAGCCTTTACCTTGCCATCCCCATCTATGGTCCAGTAAATAGTATCAGATTCCAAAAACTCAAACTGAGTAATAAGTGCTGACAGATCTATGTACTGCTCTGTTCCATCCTTTAAGTAGATGATAAGTCGTTCCGTGCTGGGATCGTAGCCGAAGTTAATGGCGATCTGTGCCATTAAAGTGTGTAATACACTGGTTGCCCCGGAATAATACGTAATCGTAATATCACCTGTATCCTGGTTCAGCTCAATACTCTTTACCAAACCATTAGCTTCCGTGATTGATAACTTGGTCAAGTCCAGCGTTATCACACGGTTATCAATCTCACTCACACCCTGACTTAACTTATTCAAATTCGTTTCATTCAACGGAGTGTTAATAGATGGAGTGTTTTCCCAAACAGTAGGATTATACGCTTTCTGCATCCTGCTTCACCTCCTGCTCCTCAGCGTCCCTGGCTTCAATTTCTGCCAGTAACGCATCTCTAGTTCTTTGCTCTTGTCGTGTCAGAACCTCCTGTAATGCAAGTCGCTTGACTTCCTCCGGCAGGCTGGATTCATCCACAAATTTCGTAATGGCCTGACTAAATTCCTTGATTTCTAAATTGCTCATATCCCTTAATCCTCCGGTCCTAAATACGTAATAACAGTTCCATTGATAGTCTTGGTTCTCCATGCAACTACCGTACCTTTATAGTTCATATACCCGCTGACACCCATTGCCCGCACACTGACCAAGTCCACGCTTGACAATTTATTTACGATTGTCGCTGCGCTGATTCTGTCCGCCTTGATCACGCCGGAGGATGTCCAATTTGCGACTTCCATGTAATTTGCTTTTACTGTACCGGCACTGATATAATTAGATTCCACGTTGCTCAGACGAGCGCTCACAGCATTCAGTGAATCAATAGTCGCCTTTGTAGCAATCAGGTTGTTTAACTCCAATTTGGTTATATTCAAGTTCTCAATGGTCGCATATTTTACTACCATCTCATCTGCATTGACGATACCAACCAAATCTATCCTTTCGGCTTTGATTTTTATGCTCTCCGCCGTCTGATTGATCTCAGATACGATATTGTCCTTGGATACCTTGGTAAGTATCTGCTGTGCATTGATGCTGATCTGTGCAGACAGATTTTCATTGACATCCTTCAGTTCCAGTTTGGTCTCTTCCACCGTCCGTGTGAGGACATTCGACTTGCCTTTCAGTTGGATAATGGACTTCATTATGCCATTGACCTGCCCGGTTCTGTACTCCTCGCCCTCCGCAGTATAACTGTCCTTTAGAGCCTGTATACCTTTCAACGTACGCTGCAGTATGTATGTATAGATAGTCTCCCGGGTCGTGTGCAGTAATATGCCATCCCCCACCTCCAGGCAGGGATTGCCGCGGGCTTCCACCTGTGCCGGACGGTACCATACGACACCGATTACGCTGAGGACGTTGTCTGCTATAGTCTGCAGGTCTGCAGCAGACTTGCCGTATACCAAGAAGTTATCTTCGATGATATAGCAGTTGTCCCCTGTGCCGGCGATTGCCCCGATATCATTTTCTTCCTGGCGAATCTGCAATTTATCAATGTGCTGAACTATGAAATCCTCATATTGGCAGGAGATATAATTATTCCGGGATACTTCTGTGGTGCCCATCGGATCTGCAGGATAAAGGTCATCTGCCGGATACAGCTCATCCGCCGGATACAGTCCTTCTATCATCTGCTCTAGCACCACATACCGTAATTTTCCATTTCTGCCGATATGTCCAAAGCAGCCATTGATCTCACAAATAGCCTCAATAACTGTCTTTCCTGGGAGTTCTTCGGGATCTATGGTTTTTTCTATTACCATATCATCGTTAACCAGCGTGATTTCTTCCTGCTCCACGCCGACATAGGCACAAAAGCTGTTGCGAAACTGCCGAAGTTTCATCGGAAATGCCAGGCTGTTATACCACCTGGATACCTCTGCATTCAGGATGTCGTACATGGCATCATAAGCTACGATATCTTTATACAGTCTGTCAGCTGTCGGTTTGTCCGAATATACCTTATACTCCCCCAACTGATATGGTTCGTCCTGACCTGCAAGCAGACTTGACACTTTCATTTTCTTGCCTTTGAAATTTTCTATCGTATCTAGCACCTTTATTTCAAAGGACGATGCATTACAGCATCCAAATCGCAGCTCCTGTTCATCGCATATGGACTCCGTTATCGTCATTGTCTCTGTCTGGTATTCAGCATTAGTCAGTGTTGTGCCTGACACCGGACATTCAATTATTAACTGTTTTTCTACCGAATCATCATAAAACAGATTCTTAATGCTGTTCTCCATTTAATACTCCGTCAACGTAAGTGTAAATTCATTGTATTCGATGTCTTTTTCATCCTCGCTCAATGTATGTATTGTATAGGTAGTATCAGACATGTAGAAAACACCTGTGGCATATTCCAAAGTTTCATCATTCCAATATGTGCACCTTACCCTTCGCTGGTTCTTTTCCGTCGTCGGAAGAGTTGCAAGTCCAATTGCATTATCAAATGCCATCCGTTCCTTAAGATTCATTTCCCGAATATTCAGCTTTAATTTTGTTTTGAAGTTCGGAGACGTTTCCCTATGTAACAAAATATTTGCATCTCTGTAGGCATCTATTTCCACTCTTTGGTTTGGAGTGCTCTCCCATCCATCAGCCAGCAGGAATGAATTAGGGAGAGTCACATCTCCGAATTTAATTAGCCATCCATTGAATTTTCCCGGCATTGCTCTCCCTCCTTCCTAAATAAATGCACTCTGTCCATGTGTATTCTTGTACATCCGATCTTGCCGCACCGTTTCCCGGAAGATCTCCCGCTCATTCAACTTTGCTACAAATGTATATATACCGCCACCGTTTTCCGCCTGTGCCTGCTTAAATGCCTCGATCATAGTTGCTAACGGTGTCTCAATGTTGGTCTGCCCTCTGGGCTGATCACCCAGGATTGCCGCAAATGGTTTGCCACCCTGGATCACTGCGCCATCTGCAAGTCGTGGCAAATCTGTCGGAATATTCTTTAAATTTGGGCTCCATGTCTGTCCACCCCATTTAGGTACCCAGTCGGGGATATCAATTTTAAATGAATTGATTGCATCAATAAGAGTATTCAAACCATTCAACCATAACTTTAAAAATGATTCAGCAATTATGTTACCGAGATTAGTAGCTTTCTTTGCATACACAATAATTGCATCAAATGCTCCCTTCCAGTCTCCTACAAATACACTCTTTACAAATTTTCCCAGCAAATTTAATTCATCTTTTAATGTAGACAATGCCTCCTCACCATTTCCGGCCCACACAACCACACCTGCTATAGCAGCTATTACCGCCATTACAGCACCGACAACTACAGTTGCAGCTCCGCCGAGTGTAATAAACACCCCGGCCAGTATCGCGCCGGCAGAGATCAGCAATAATGTCATATTCTTGGCATTCAAACCGTTTTCTGTTATATCCTTCAGTGCCAATATCAGACCGGCTGCTCCTCCGACAATCAGTCCGATTCCTGCGGCTATAGGTCCAAACAATATCAATAACCCTACAACCGCCAGTGCCAGTCCAGCAACATATCCAACAATACCTTCCCAGTCCACACCGTTTTTCCACATTTTCACGTAGTTGTATACCATCAATGCGGCTCCTGCGATCAACATCATAAGTCCAAGTACCTCCGGCAAGTATGGTGCCAGTTCTTCTAAATCTTTCAGCAGACCAGCTATTCTCCATGCAAGCAGAGTGATTCCAATAAATATAGCCAGTGGCTTTATGATCTTCAATAATTTCTTAGCCTTTTCCAGCATTTCCACCATTTTAGGATTCACAGAAGCTTCTTCAAAAGCATCCTTACCGGTCAGTTCTCCTCCACCTGCCGTAGTTCCACCTTGGTCGCTGAGGACATTCAGTTCGTCAAATGCTGCCAGCGCTTTCTTTGCAGACTTCGTAGTAGTGTCCAACGACTTAGCATAATCAATATTCTGCTTTTTTGCCCGAGTATAAGTACTTTTCCCTTGCAGGATTGCCATAAACTGGGCAATTGCATCCGCCGCCTTGATCAGCCAGTTAATGAGCTTTACCAGATATGGGATAGCCATATTGACGATAGGTTCAAATGCTGCTGCCAGGCTGTTCTTAAACTGGGCGCAGCTACTTTTCAGTGCAGACATCTGTGCATTATAGTCCTTGGAATATCGAGCAAGATTCCGGAAGCCTTCTTTCATTGCGGATACCATTGCATTGAATCCCTTAGATATCCAATTAAATATAAATAGACTCAGCAGAATTCCCTTCAGGCGGCTTGCCATTGTAGATAACAGGCTCCCCGATTTCTTTGCACTGGTTCCGCAGGAGTCCAGTGCTTTTCTTCCCTTGGATTCCAGTTCAGAAAAACCATTCCGGATCGTATGGACTTCTTTGTTGATCTCTGCTAGTCTGGCAGACAGCTCATCATATTCCTGATATCCGTCTGTGACTCCAGCCTTTTTCAACAGTGCCATCCGTTCAATGATTTGCTCCTGCTCCTGCATCAGGGCAACCATATTCTGATCAGCTACCACAGCATTGTTTTTTATATCAATCAGCTGTTGTTCTGCTGCCTGCTGCTCCTTGATCTTCTCTGCAATCTTCTCTTCCTTTTCGCTGACCTTATCAGCTGCACTGGCCTGCTGGTCAATCTGAGCCATGATTGCATCTGAATTATACTGCTGATACCCTACAGTATCCTGCGGAATCGTTGCTTCGCCTACTGCAGCGCTTACCTTAGCCATTTCTGCCGCTGCCTCTTCTGCTTTCTTCTTATTCCGCTCCATGATACTGTCAAAATTCTTCTCGAATTTATCCCAGTCTTCTTTTGACCATCCCTCCGGTGTCAGGCTGGTATCCTTGGCTTTCTCCTCCAGTTCATCCAGCTTTTTTTCGATGTATTCAGCACCCTTATCCAGTTTTGAATTGTCCAGATCAGAATGTAACCTGATCTCAGTATCGTACTTTGCCATGATGCCTCCTTAATCAAAAAAGAGCCTGCTGACACCTATGCGGTATCAACTGGCTCACTGGCTCTCTGTCGACTTATTGATTTTGGCATATTTCATAAATTCATCTATTCTTGCCTGCTCCTCAGGTGTGATTTTCTCATCCTTTGGTGCCTTAATACCAAATATCTTTTTGGCACTCCTATATGCGTTTTTCTCTTCCTGCGACATTTTTGAAGTAATCTTTTTCTGCCGTATGTCCATTACATGTGTCAGGGAGCTCTCCTGGAGATTTCCCAACAGTCCCATAAATACAAACCAGTGCATCTTTGCCTTATTCAGATCTATATGATACTGGTTGCGGAAGGCCGCATATATTCTCCACTGGTCCATATCCCAGTCCATGATAATATCTTCGCTTTTCTTCTGTTGATAGTTGTCATGGTTAAATTCTGTCATAAACCATTCAATCGCTTTCGCAGCTTCCTGCGGTTCTGGGCATTTCTTGGGAAAAAGCAAGTACAATGCAATATAAAATCGCTCCATATCCGATAAATCAGGATCCGACATGCACATGGACATTTTTATTCCCGTCCGGAAAGAAGTCGAAATAGGATATCCTTTCCAATCTGTCGGAAGCTGATCCAACATAATATTAAACATATGACTCCCCCACTATTTATGGTGTCTTCGGTTTTGACGATTCCTGTTGTGATTTATGCTTCCGCCATCTCTTTCTCTGCTGTATTTCTCCCAAAGTTCCTTATTTCTTCCGTTTGCATATCTCTGTGCAATCGGGATGATCTGATCAAAAAAATCAGTAATCAGGATAGGACTCGGCGTGATCTCACCAAATACCTTCTTGCAGGTCCTTTCTCCAAACACTCTGTCAATGTCAGACATGATCTCGTTAGTCTTTCCAATCATGATCCGAAGCTGCTCTATTTCCGGTTTTCTCGTAAATTCTTCTGCGGCTACATATTTTTTAACTTTTTCCAGATTATCTATCAGTTCTGTGAAATCTGCATAGAATTCCTGACTTCCAAAATTGCAGACAATCGTATCGCCATTGTCATTTACCTGTACTTCTGTGCCACCCTTAATAGCATTAATTTTTTCCATATACTACCATCCTCTCTGAATGTGATGGACGACAGAGAGGTGCGTCCACCACATATGTTAATATTGATTAACACCTGTATTATTTTGCGGAATCAGCTGTGAATGTATTGGTTTCGATATTAAATTTACCTTTGATATCATCACCAGCCTGCTTTACACTAAGTACATTGTGAACGTAATCCCCGCCATCTCCACCATTGGAAGTAACAGATACTGTACACGGCACTTTGATTGCTTTATAGGTTCTCTCCTCACCCTGTACCGCATCTTTTAAGCGCAGTCTTATAAAAGATGTGTGAGCCTTTGCGCCTACAGGAAGATCATCCACCAGTTTATCGATCATTTTCTGTACATCATCATCCTCACAATCCTCCTTATCCACATCAAATGCTCTCTGATAGGACTTTACCTTATTGGACGCCTTTGCCATATTAATATAGTGCTTCGTATCCTCTTCCGGGTTCATCTCCTCTGTGAGGGATTCTACACCATCGCCCAGCAGTGCATACTTCTGTTCTTCGGCTCCCATAGTGGTGTCAATGTAATGCCTTAAATCTTCTCTCATTTTACCTGAGCTCCTTTCTTATATTCGATAAAAATTGTCATTTGATATAATGCTTCGTTCTGCCCATTCTCTCCCATAAAAAACGGACTTGATACTCCTACTGTTTTGACGGTTCCACCCTGGATATCAGGAAAGTTTCTGTTACGGTTTCTATCCTCGATCCAGTCCGTTAACTGCTCCATCCAGCTTCCGTTTTCGATGCAGCTTTTATCCGTCTGAGTATCCAGTCTTACCACGAATTGATAGTAATCCTTGTGGATTTCGACTCCGCTGATATACTTTCTCACATTAGTCATAGGTTCCTTGACTAGCGCAAAATTGACATTGCTACGCAACCGGTCTGTGTCGATATGTTTCATACTCTCCGGAGAGAATTCTTTCAGCCATTTGATAATGGATTGTGATACCGTCATTTCAGCAGTTCCTCCTGAAGTTTCTTCTCTATCTTTTCGAGTCCGCCATTCTGCAGCATACGGTCTGCCCAGTGTGCCCCTCTCAGTGTACCGTTACCATATTCCAGGCTGCGTGTTGTAGGGATCTTTTGCACATTTTTCCGTGATCTCCATCCATTCTCCGTCTGGAATCCTGCACAATGCAGATCCGGATCCTCATAAACGATGCCTTCCCACATGTAATGAGCGTACGGTTTGTTCCACACAACATCCGCATCATCCTCAATATGTCCGCTATCCCGGAGTGATCCCACATCAAACGGAACATACGGATCTGATAAACGTAATATTTCATTTGCACAGGTCCGCTGCAGCCTTCCCTTTTCTTCCAGTCCCAGTGTCTTTATACATACCCCTGGGTCAAAATTACGTGTCAAGCGTAAGGAATGATTTGCCATACTCCACCTGTTGCACCGGTGCAACTTTACCTTCCCACAACTTTAATGTGCTTTAATCTCGGTCTGCTCCGATTGTCAGATACCTCCGTAACGGTAACTGCATACTGGAAATCTTCTTTCAGATCCGTCAGGCGATAGTGTTCGCCTATCTCTTTTTCTGATTCTCCCAGGACTAGCTTATCCTGGTTTGTTCGTACATCCAGTGTCCAGTACTCTGCTGCCTCTTCCGCTGACAACTTCCGGAATTTCTGCGGCTCCAGGTAAGGTTTGTTGCCATATCCCCTCTGGAAGTCCACTGTGATGCTCTCAACCTTGCTTTCCGTCTGCACTCCGCCAGAAGATGTTACATCCGTTTTATTGTGACGCCACTGAACTCCCTTCACTACTGATCTGAGCCATACTTCATCGTCTGTCTTCGAATCTCTATGAAAATTATAGACTGTCATAGTATCCGTAAAAAGAACACTCATAGCGCACCTGCCAGTCCCGTACCGGATAGTCCGGAACGTATTACAGAGATTAGCTGTGTTTCCTTCTCCTGCGCTGTTGTAACATTGTAAGACTCTGAATACCCATCATTGCTTACAGATGTAATACCGGTCCCCATGCCAGATGCATCCTGTACAGCCATAGTATTGAGCAGCTGGCAAAATGTATCCTGGATCTGCACATGTACCTGCTGCTGAAAGTCCGTGGCGGCATCCTCGTCATATGCCTCTTCAAATCTCTTTGCCCGCATATGCGTAATTGCATTCAGCTTAATCTCTGCCAACTTGGATAATCGTTTAAATTCCTTCTCGTCCGTGATGTTATTATAAAGGGAGCCGTATTGCTCCCACGTTATGTAAGACATACTGCTCCCTCCTCTTTTCTCTTAGCCTGCTGTCTTAGGTTTTACCTTAATTCCCTTAAGAACACCTGCCATCTTACTATTCTTTAAAACAGCACCCGCAAGCATTTCAACTTCACCCTTCTTTACTGCACCAGGTGCATTCAGATCAGGAAGATAGGTATGTACCATCTTGCTGCCTTCAACAGAAATTCCGTGAAATGCATTGAGTCCCAGTTTTGCCGCATAAATCGCTGTTTCACCGTATGCTGTAGCAGATGGGGTAGTTGTCTCGATCACATCAACAGTCTTGGTGCCATTATAATACTGTCCAACATCCATCATAGGAATGCCGTTATATTTCTCCACGGTTCTGCCGAAACCGTCCACGCTTCTTTCATAGAATCCCGCGCGTCTTGCTGCTGCTCTTGTCTTTGTCAGTAATTCATTGTTCATCAGCAGAATATCCGGTTTTTCTGCCAACTTACTGATGAACCCATCCAGTTCATCCAGATAAGCATTGTAGTTGCTATCCATCAATGCACTGGTAGAGATGTCAACCGCAGATGTGTATTCTGTGTCAGAACCGGATAAGATTTTTTTGAGACCGTCAAATGTTCCAGTAACATATCCTGTACCAGATGCAGCAGATGTTCCATTGATTACGAGATTATGGAAATAATTTGCTCCTGCTTTGGTTTTTTCCTTGATCTGGAAGTCGATTTCATCAATAGCGCCTCCGGTCTCTGCAATAACACGGTCTACCTCAAAGGATCCACCGAGGATAATCACCTTTGCGGTTGCTTCCTCTCTCTTTGCCTCGTTAGGTGCGTACTCAGTATTGATGGAACGCACAGCTACTGTAGACGGTGTTTTTAATCTCATATATCCATAAGTAAGCGTAGAGCCACCGGTTCCAGGGGATACAGAATCATCGAATGTAAGCATATCAAGCAAGAGGGATGCTCTTCTGAATTCATCAATAACATTCTGATCTACTTTGTCAGCCATTCCGACTTTTGCTTCCGCTAATGTTAAAGCCATTTTTTATTCTCCTTATTTATATTTCTCCTTAAGTGCATCCTTAAGGGTGTCTGTTGACTGGCCGGTGGTTTTATGCACTTGTCCAATCAGATTTCCAGTTCCTACCGGATTAGGCTCCGGCTCACCGAAGAGCATTTTACTGTCTTCTGCTTCTGTTAAAGTTTTCAATGCTACGGCAATGTCTTCTTTCTGGTTTTTGGATGCTTTCAGCGCATTTACATCCAGCAGAGCCATAATTGCCCTAGGATTCTTTCCCTTAGCAGCTGCAATACTTTCCTTTACAAGATCACTGAAGTCCCGGTCCGCAATCTTGGAATCGTAATCTTTCTGAATATTCTTCTTTTCCTCTTCCAGATCACTGATTCGTTTGTTGAGTCCTGTGACATCCACATCCTTGAATCCATCTAACCGGGTCTGCAAATCTTTCATTGCAGTATCATTAGCCTTGATGGTTTCATTCGCTGCGTCCAGCTTCTTGGTCTGGTTGTCATAATCGGTCTGGGTCTTGTAGTTTTCGAGTACAGCTTTTTCAAAGTCCTTTTTCTTATCTTCAGGTACTTCCAGTCCATACTCTTTCATGATTTCAAAAATGTTCTTCATATTGTCCTCCTAAAATATTTTGTGAATCGCACTTTCTGCGATATGGGATAATCGCGGAAGCAGGGATCGAACCTGCGGCCTCCGGGGCATGAACCCGGTGAGCTGCCTCTGCTCTATTCCGCCATCGTAGAACAAAAAAAGAGCCATGGGTCAATTCACTTGGAATTGATCACATCGGCTCTAGGCTCTACATTGATCACTATTTCATTTTTACATTTCTTGCAGTATGCCGGGAAATTACATATCTTCGTATTCGGCAACACTTTTAAGAAGTGCGGATTACCACATTTCGGGCATTTGCACCACTTAGAACTCATATATTACCAACTTTCTCCTTTTGGTTGGCTTAAGTGTCTCACAAGATGTATTATAAAGCAAACTTATGTTTGTTTCAATATTTTTTTACTCCAAAACCCATTCTTTTAGTTTGGCAGACTTTTCTTCCTCTTCTTTCAGTTTTTTTTCATTTTCTTCCGGAGTATCATTATATATTTTTACAACATCCTTTAAGTCTTTTCCCTTCATTTCAGTTCTCTCCACTCTATTCCATAATCCTCCATCATGGTTTCCAATGCTTTTACATGTGCTTCCTCCATTGACAAATAATGAGGTGCTCCATGATATTTATATATCCTTCTATCAAGTACTCCTGATGTAAAAGGCTTATCCCCTACGCTATAAGTATACACCTTCCCGTTATGTGTTGCAATAATACCTTGCCTGTATTTTCTGTATCCAAGGCTTACGTAGTCTGCTCCATCTGGCAAAATATTAGTCGGGTGATTATGTATTGCTATAAGTTCTTTCTCCTTGTTGTTTTTTATAGCATTTCTCAATGATTCATTGTAATCTACCTGTAAAATATCTGCACTTTCAGTCTGTGATCCTTCTATCGTTCCACTCTTCGCATGTATCAGATACATGTCCTCAAAATCCGTGCCACTTCTGTGCTGAAGAATCTGTTTTGCCACAGTATATATCTGATTATTAAGCTCTGAATTATCGGAAAAAGAATCAAATTTTTTACGATACTCTGCAGAATTAATATAATCCATATCCACGACATTGCTATCTACTCTGTAAGTATCAGCTTTTTCCGATTCTGTCATATTATTATATTTTTCCCAGGCTTTCGTCTTCGTCAGATCTGATGTTTTACATTCATATCGCAATCTGTTAATATCCGGCTTTATTTTTGCATCCTTGCAGAAGTCCTGATAATTCTTGATCCTCTGCTTAATTTTCCCGGAGATTTCCTTGGTATCCTGCCCCAACGCTGCCATTGCTTCACACTCACGCTTCAATGCACGAATTTTTCTTTCCAACGTCCGCATTTTCTGTGTAATCTGGTAGTAATCGTAAGTTTTTCCATCTATCGTGACGGGATCCGGCTGCGAGTCCTCATCCGGAAGACTGCTGCCGATGAACCATACATAATGCTTATGTCTGCAGTTATACCCGTGCAGGCCTAAAGGATCGTTCTCATGAATCCCATCCGCACTATATCCCGTTGCCCTCCACAGATCTGTTATATAATCCTGCCCTATCCGTCTTGCCTCAGAACTGTAGTCCTCCCCCTCTTTGATGTAATATACCCGTCCCTGCCACTGTTCGTGGTTGGCGTGACCATCACCGGTATTACGTGCTCCCCAGTGTTTGGATACATATACCAGGTTTTCTCCGGTCCTTGTAATGTTTTCATCCATGATTTTAGCAGCAATCTGACCGGACCCCGTTCTCACTGCCAGTTTCACCGCGGTATCAAGCTGCATACTGTAGCCGGAAGAAAAGTCAATGGTACGCAGGCCACTATCTGCAAGGCTATGGACCGTGTCATATATCACCTGCTCCCGGCTGAATGTTCCGGTACACACCTTGATCATTGCCTTATCCAACTCTCTTCGATATAGGTTTTCCATCGTTTCAAAACCTGACATGGTTTTAAAGCCTGTCGATCCTGCCAGGCTTTTCATATTCTCATTTGTTTGTTTCCGTATAGCTTCCACCAACTGCGGCAGATAAGAATTGTCTGTAATCTCTTTCCCTGCCTGCTTCCATGTTCTCAGATCATCCAGATATGACAGGTCTGCTGATTCCTGCATTACCTGCCCACCTGCTGCCTCTGCTGCCTTCAGAATCTCTTTCAACAGTTTTTTCACCGTCTTCTTATGTTCCAGAGTATTCTTCGCTACCTCTTTCCGGAATTCCGAGTTTGACTGTAACAGTTTCATTGCCGCTTTCCGTATTTTTGCCGGACTGTACCCTAACTGCTGAAGGCGCTGTGCTTCAATCTCTGCTGTCCTAGAATATGCCATTGTTGCCAGGATCCGTTGTGCCACATCCACGATCACACTGTGTTCCAAATACTGAAACAAAGGAAGCAATGCCTCGCCGATGATCTCTTCCTGTTCATTTGTCAACATTAGTCTTCATCCTCTCCTGTAGGCTGTTCCTCTTCCTCCTGCAGCTTTTCTTTTACCAGTTTCTTCGCCTCATCTTCTGTCAGGCTATATGCCTCCATCAAATACCAAATTGTCAGTTTAGGGATATCGAAGGAAAGCGCGTCATTACGCTTACGTTCCAATTCTGCCTCTCGATCAGTAATATAGCTGTCATCGAAATCTACCAGGATCTCCTGATCCAGCGTAAAGGACCTACCTTGGAATGTGTTAGCAAACCACATCACTGCCTTGCAGATATCCTGTATGTACTGGATAGCCTCCTGCCGCTGTCGGTTGAGTTCCTGCATCTGATCTTGACGCTCTCCCATATACTCCGTTGCCGTGGTAATCTGACCATTCTCAAAGTTGTATTTCTTCGTACCATAACCAAAGGACATGGACAGCAGGGACAGTGCCAGCTCAAATGACTTGGTGATCTGATCCACTCGGATCTCCGGATTATACTCCTGGATCATTCCCTTTTGTTCCGGAAGTTTCTCGCCTGTGAATACAAAAAGTTTTTTCTGTTCCGGTGTCAGTTTCGGTTTTCCATTGTCGTCAAATTCACATAGTAACTCATTCACCAGGATAATCTTCTCTGCTTTGTCCAAATCTGAAAAGAGAACATTATAACACAAATCCACTACCTTGAGTGCCGGTATTGCATCCCAAAGCTTAGGTAATCCATACCCTATCATATCATCCAGGTTGTTTACCTCTGCATTGCGCATTACTGCAAATGGCTTCACCTCTCCCAGTTGTGCTGTTACCGCTTTATCTTCTACTTCCTCTCCCTTTTTATTGAAAACGTGAGTCTCTGCCATGTATTTTCCATTGTCCACTGTAAACAATACAAGTGTCGTCTGCTTTTCTCCTTTGACAAGTGTACTCCCAGAAAAAGCAGCTTCTGTCACAATGTCATTTTCCACTGTCAGCGGAGTGAATGCATCTGCCTCCACATAGTTCAGTTTGATATCTCCACCCTTTACACTTTTATCATCCATAAAAGTTGCATTATCCAGTCTGATATAGCATGCTGCAGTTCCATCTGCTGAAGTTTTTTCAAGTTGCTTGCGATACTGTGTATTAAACTGATTCTTATTCAATACATCTTTCACAAAATCATACTGATCTCCATCTCCTGCGTTGATCTCCAACACCTCACACAGATTCGCATCATCCGAACAGCATCTTTTGCCAAAATTTAATCTGGTCAGCTCATATTGCTGTCCATTAACCGTTTTGCGCTTATGAAAATTCTCAATTACTCTGTTGCTATACCAGTCATCACATATCTGAATTTTCCCCAGTGCATTATCATTCACTGTATATCCCTTTGTCTGTAAGAAATTTTTAACGCATCCTTCCATGTTCTTCTCCTTCTGTTGCACCGGTGCAACTTTACCTGTCTAAGTCTACATACTCCACAAAATCCAACCAGGTGTAGCATTCCGCATCCCACCAGTCATTACAGTTACCTATATTCTTATCTTCCGGCTGGTTGGAATGGTCCTCGGCCCATTTTAGGCTTCCTATTGCCTTTCGCAGATGTTCACACTTCCGATTAATCTTTATCCGGCCGGTATTTAACAGCCTATCCATTGTTCTTGGTCTTTCCGATATTTCATTCTTCCGACATCCTTTTATGTTCTGATATGGTAGTCCTGCCTTTTTGGCAGCACTCCGCAAGCTGTTTATCATTGTTGTGCTGGCACTGTCTGGGAATACCCAGTCGATTCTTTCGTATTTATCTCTACACCTATTGTAAAACTCTACATATTTTTTGCAGATCATATCTGCATCTATATCATCTGACAGTGGAAGGAAATCCTCTTCTGCTGTTCTGAGATCATGATACCTGTTAAAATACAACTTCAGCGCAAAGGTTGTCATGGATCCATTCCCGCCAAAATCGATCCCCATCGTTACCTTGAACGGTTTATGTATTAATTTGCCATATGCATCTCTTGCAACTAGCGGATCTTTTTCCTCATCATACAGATATGGCTCGTTATTGTTCGCAAACTTAGGAAATACGATTCCCTCTGCAACCGCTCGCTCTCCCTTTATATCACGCCGGTACCACACCGTATCTTTCTGATAGGTGATGAGCACTGCCCGGATCTGCTCGTCCGTCATGCTCATATTATCAACTAAAGTAAAGTGCCCATAGTTATAGCCATAATCCGAATGCAACACCTGCTGTTCCTCATGAAATTTCAAGATATCTGTGTAATACCAGTGTTCTTCCTCTTTAGGATTCAGGTCGTGAAATATCTTCCGGTCAGAACTGGATAATGTTCTGTCAAATACCTCTTTCAGAAATTTCTGATGACATTCGTTTGCTTCTGTCACATATGCCATACCGTATGTATTACCCTTGATCAGCTTCTCGTCACCATCTTTTCCGCCACCGGATACCAGCACGACCTTCTCTCCGGTTTTTGTCTGCACATACACACAGTCTCTGTCCTTGTATTTTCCTTCCCGACATCTTCCTTCAAAGTAATTCAGCAGGCCATACCCATCGCAGTCAAGAATATTCAGTTTTGCCGTTGCATTTGACACTCCTGCTACCAGGTGGATCTTGTTCTTGTGTGTTTCTAAAAGCATGCAGAAAATTAATGTCTGCAGCACATTCTTCCCACCACGTTTTCCACCCTCCGCCACATTAAACCAGCTGTGCAAGCAGCGAAGAAAATATTGATATTGCCGTTCACTGAACGGTGCCGGCTTATTCATTTGCCTGCTCCTCGAAATCTTCTATTTTTCTGTTGGCTACCGGATTTTTCAGGATGTCTGCTATAGTCTGCATGTTTTTCAAAATATCCTCTGTGCTATTATCATTTGCTTCGGCACGTTTCTTTTCATATTCTGCACGGTACTTGCTCTCGGGGTGCATCAGGAAATACTTTGTAAGCCAGTTAATAGCCTTTTGCCGGTCCTCCAGTTTTATGGATACACCATATTTTCCATCCTTCACCTCCCGGATCAGCTGTGTATCCGTATTTACTGACGCTTTTAAATCGACAGCACTGATTGATTTCTTCTCCTGCGTTTCAGGATCTGTATATTCTTTTTCACTGAATGTCAGGTAATTGCCAATGTCCGCAAATGCTATTCGCATCTGCAGTTCTACTATATCCTCGGTGCCTGTAACGATCTGCTGACGCTTCAATTCCTTCAGACGTTCTATCTCATTTTTTATCCGAGTATTTCCGAGTAATGCAGGACCGTTTGTAAGTGCCGTACTATACTGGCATCCATAAGCACTCTGGTAACTCTGCGTTGCATTAAACGTTCGACTGTAATATACGCAGAAAATCTGCTGTTCCGGGGTTAGGTCATCATTCTGCAGAGTATCCTTCGTGCCGTCGTCAACAGAATACTTTTTTACCTGTTTTTTCTTAACCGAACGTTCGCTTTTGGAAGCCGAACGTTCGGCATCCCATCCATGCGTACTTTTCCACCGGCGCACCGTCCCAGGAGGCACTTCCAGGGCATCGGCAATGTCTACCAGTTTCATTCCTTGCTTATACATTTCATGCGCTTTATCACATAGTGGATTTTTCTTCGCTGACACCTGCTGCCTCCTTCCTGAGAAATAAAAAGAGCCGATACACGGACTTCTCCATGTATCGGCTCTTTGGCTCTAGTTAATGTTGCTAATAATTATAATTCAAATCTATAAAACGCACACTAATTACTATTAGCTACTAATATTTTAGTTTTCATCATGATAAATATTATATTCTCTATCTACAAATTTTATTAATCTATTTACAGCCATAATATAATCTCGAGTATATGCTACTATTCTTGCATATAATTCTTCATTTTCTTCAGCCTTATCCATGAGAGCACGGTTAAGCCGCATCTCGGCGTTTCTAAGATCTACATATACTCTATGAGGAATAACACTTTTTAATGACTTTTCTCGTTCTCTCACTGATTGATTCAATATTTCCTCTACATAATCAACCGGAAGTATTTTCTCCGGGTTTCTTAACAGCATTTGTTGAGAACGTAATAAATCAAGCATTTCTTCTAAAATTGCTGTGTTTGTATCTTTCCTTCCTTTTTTGGGTTCTTCTTCACCTCCTGAAACCTTTATAGATTCAAATGCGGCTTCCATCTGAGGCCAAAATGCTTCATACATTTTTTCTAATCTAGCTTCATCCAATCCACTCTCACCAAGAGATGCATTTATAGATTTGAATAATTTATAAACGTCATTCTTTTCTACCACTGTCATTTGAAATTGTAATATAGGACTATTTGTTATATCTGAAGTTTTTAATCTGAAAAGTAAAGGACACACCTTTGCTTTGTCGATAGCCTTAGACAAAGCACCCGCTTCAAAATTAAGCCACTGCGATTGAAGATTGTCCCTCGTCACACATAAAATTCCAAAAGATGCCTCTTCTAACTCCTTTGCTATGTCAGTACTCCATCTTGCTCCCTTATCAATATCTTCAGACGAAAAATAAGGCTCGACATCTTGGATTATACAAGGTATCCATTCTTTCAAGATCTTTGCAACTTCAAAACTTGTTTCTCCAGACCAACTAATAAATACCTTCATATTGTTTTCTCCTTTGTAGCTTTTTTCTCTATAAATAGTATACACCTCTTTCTTGTATCGTTCAATTTATTTTATTACATATGATATTAAAATATCTTTGTCAAATTTAATTTTTATTATTCAATTTTTACATAGTAGCCACTCTCAACCTAAAAATAGATTTCATGCACTCCTGATCTTCTGCCACATAATGCTGGCCCGCCGTACTCCTATCCTTGTGCCCCAGATAATGTCCGGCATCCCATACGGTACCGCCCCGCTTACAGATATTGGTGGCCGTGGTCTTTCTGAAGAGATGGGGATATACCCGGCGTTCAACCTCCGCTCTGCTTGCGATACTCTTAAGTGCACTACGGATCCCGGCATCTGACAGGCGGTTATCCTTCCCGCGAGCACACCTATCTGACACAAACAAAGGATCTCGACTGTTAATACCACATCCACGCTCCTGGATGTACTCCCCGAGGTACTTAAGTGCAATGTCATCAAGGTATACGGTCCGATAGGTACGGGTCTTTTGTCCATACACTGACACGGATCCGGTGCGCCAGTCTATGTCATTCACGTTGAGCCGCTCCGCTTCACCTACTCTTATAGCTGTGCTCCGCAGCAGTTCCATCATAGCGCGGTCGCGCTTGCGGATGCAGCCTGTCTTAAGTTCTTCATATTCTTGCGCTTCCATATGATCTACCGGCTTCTGAATCTCTGGGTAAATTTCAACGCTTTCCACGGGATTCTCCATCACGATCTTGCTTTTACGCATCCATGTAAAAAATGCGCTGAGGTGCCGCCGCTGATTATTTAGTGAAGTATTGCTATTGCACCCTTTAATGCTATTAAGCCATCCCTCTACATCCATGCTGGTGATCCTTGTAAGGGGCTTTTGACAGTAATCTGTGAGCCGACGTACCGCATCTGTATACTGCCTGACGGTCTTGTCTGACAGCTTTGGTGCCTTTTTGAGCATAAAGAGATCCATAATATACTCATTAGTGTTATCCACCGTAGCAAGCTCTGTCTCCGGAACCTCTACCTCTACCTTTGTCAGTTCATCGGTGAGGACTACACCGAGCAAATCCAGCTCCTGGCTGTCCAGATGATAACGCATTTTCAACATGATGTTGTTCTTGACCTGTTCCTTGATGTCCATATCCGTAACCCTCCACAAATTTCTTGTCTGGAGATCACCGGTGTGGTATAATACTTCCAGACGTGAGAGCGGTACAACTTACTTTGGTCGGTGGGTGTACCGCTGTTTTATTGGCATCGATTGCAGGCTCCTCTGCAGTTGGCTCTAAAATTGTGTATGATACTTATTACTCTTTTTCTATCACTCCTTCACTAACTTTTCAGGTCACTCCAGATGCGCTGTCCAGTGCCGGATATCTACCGGATCAATCACTTCCGAACATTTAGGACATATAGGATATAAACCTTTTCTGCGATTTTCGTCCATGTCCCGGAATGTTTTATTCCTCCTCATCCGCTTGAATTCTGCATCTGCCATTGCTTCGTATAGCTTGGCTTTAGATAGCATTTTTCGCTGTGCATCCTCCAGCAACTCATACCGCCTCGCCAGCGTAAGCAGAGCATCAAAAGCGTCTACTGTAGCACCGCAATCCTGACAACTTACGATCCTGTTTACCGTATCGACCTCGTAATGAGGTGGATCACATTTGCACAGTTTTTCTCTTCCTCTTTCGATCCTTGCCAGATTAAAGGAAATAATCTCATTGTCCATAACAGTCCTCCGCAGCTTTCTCAAAGTAAAATACAACCGGCTTTTTATTCGGTATCACCAGCCCAAACCTCACAGCATTTTTGTATGTATTGCTATCACGCATTAAAGTATCAGGCATAGCGGTAACCATTTTTCGGAAACCTTCCAGCGTAGATCTGCTTTTATAATGATTGCAGCTTCGGCAGGCCGGGAGCATATTGTCAACCGTGTCTGTCCCCTGTTCGCTCCACCCATTCAGTGGTACCACATGATCAACCTGCATATCCTTGTATTCCAGGTCGCATCCGCAGTAAGCGCAATGTCCATGGCATTTCTGATATACCGTCATTCTTATACTTTTTGGTATTACCTTTCTCTTTGCATCCATCATTTCTGCCTCCACTACTAATTTCTATTTTTCGGGGGTCTAAAGTCTTTTTCTATCTGGTACGATAGCTGGGTGGCAAAATCTATCGGTATCGTCAATGATTCGTTAATTACCTTCGAATCCAGACAATAAATTTTACGTCGATTTCTCAATGGATCAGTGGCAGTAATTTTATGGATGCCCGTATCTTCGTCATGGAAATCTTTAAACCGCAAATAATCAAGCTTAAACTGGTTTTGTACTTCCGCTATTATTTCTTCGCAAAAATCCATCATCCCATTCTCCTCCACTAAAACATAATGGTATTTCCTTCTTTGTGATATACTAAGCCATCTTGTAGCATTTCCTTCCACTCTTCCTTTGTTGCCTTGAATTTACCAAAGGTAGTTGCATTAACTTCGCACCATTCACACAATTTGTCCAATGTTTCAAACACAGGGCTTATAGGACTCCCTTCACTCGTAGTATTCCACAACTGATAGCCTTCTCCCTTCGGCGGTTCGCAGAGTTCCTTTAATTTGTCCTTAATTTGCTTGAAATACTCATCAAATTTAGGGCATCCATACTGTTCTGTATCAATCCCTTTGATCCTCGCAAACTCCTTACAATTTTCACAATATTCCTCATTTTGCGAAGATATACAAAACGAAATGTTATCTACAAAATATCCGTACCAAACTTTATGTAATGGATAATCAAAATCCAGTGGTACACGCTTCAATTCTCTTCCCATGATTCTCCTCTCTATTCCCAAATGGCAATTTTTCCGATATTTCAGCTTAGTCTTGTTTGAAATGGAAAACATTCTTATATTTTTTCTCTTTTTTCCATTCACTTGCAATTCTCACAGCATCTTTATAAGACAAGTCTGTTAATGTTTCACCTTCACAATCCTTATGAGGTTGCCTGTAATCACCTACTACCGTATATTTATTTCCCATATTTTTCATTCCTTTCTTGATTAAATTTCAAAATCCATGCACAAATACTTACCGTTGTCCATCTTCCAATAATACTGTCCTATGTACCAGTCCTCGCCCAAAATTGTTTGTTTACAATATTCCCCCCTCTTCGATCTGTTCTTCTCCTTTCGGTTCATCAACCACATAAGCGTTTTTTATATCACATCCATCAGCATCTACATTCTCCTGGAACCAATCAGCTATCTCTTCATTAAACTGATTCCTCTGTTCTATTTTTTCTCGTATTTCTCTTGGAATTATCATGTTCCTTCTCCTTTCTACTGTAAATTTCAGCTCATGTCCTACCTCCGCTAAATCCTAAGTTACCCTATCTATTTTCTTTGCTATTGCCCTTATATTATCGAGTACATGATCGCAGCATTTCCAGATAAGCCAACTGCAATCTCCATCTTTTTCAGCATTCATTACTTGTGTTATTATAGATATATTTTCATCTGGTAATCTTTCGGCAATTGAATCCCATTTAGTAGAGTCAATCCACCTTTTAAATCTTGGCTGATAATATCTGACTTCTTCATTTTTTACTTTCATGTATTCTCCTAAGTTAGCTTATTAACCTCTGTCCACATTTCGGACAGTATTCATCGCTCACTTCTGCGTCATTGCATCCGTTTTCCTCTAAACAGTTGGGGCAGATGTATTCGTCCACATGGATCTCGCAGACTTTCATTGGAATCTGCTTCTTAAGAGCCTTTATTCCCATTTGTGCGGCTGCATAAGTCTCATCTGCCACAGGGCAGCAATGCCAGCTATTCAATTCTTCTATTGCGTCGCTAATTGGAGTAATATCCATAAGTCCAGCAACCTGATCCGTCGCTTGTCCTGTGTACAACGCATATTCGTTCATAATTATTTGGATTATGCAATTACCACAGTCACCTGTACATGACTCTGATCCCTCACACGGCATCTCTACATCATCCGGGATACTTTCTCCTCCGCTTGTAAGTGGATTCGTCATGGTACAGCATTCTTCCGGCACCCATACTCCTTCATCAAATTCAACCATTTTTATCATTTTGCCATCTCTTTTCCCTGCCATTCCAGTCCCATCGTTGTGAGTTCTCCGTAAGAAAAGCACCTTGTAAATCCGTTCTTTCGGTCTCTGGTCTGGACCATATGCGGATAAACAGCTATTACCTCGTATTCCCTGGTCTCGCTGATAAATCGGTGTTGTCCCCGTCCGCGGGTCTCCAGCGGCTCCTCGATGATCTTGTGTTCTGTTTTGATGATAGTGCCTATATATACATTATGGATTCGCGGCGCAGGATCCGGCAGAAGATTGCCGTCCCAGTCCTTATACTCCTGCATTGTTGTCTCCTTCCTGGACGACTGCTGCCTCTTGGTATCAGCGGCCGCCCCGTGGCTTCGTTTACAGTGTCTATTGTGATTCACTTTATCCAAAAGGCTTATTGATTTTTCTGGGCTGCCAGTGCTTTCTGTACGGCAGCATAGTAATTATTCACTCCGGCGATCAGAATCTCCGTCTCGGTCTTTGCCATTTTTTCGGCGCAGTATTCCAATCGCCGCTTTTCCTCCGGCGTCATCCGGATGATTTTGCTTATTGTTCTGCTTTTCATCTCTGCGCTCCTTTCGTGTATATACAAATTTGTATATACATTATCCCCACTTGTTATAGGTCAAGGCATCCTCGCTCCAGTCCGGGTAATGATCCTGCAGGTACTGCCTAAACATCTGCAGCATCTCCTCCCGTCTGCCCTTGTTGCCGTTATCGAGCATCTCATGGTGACTCTGGCAACCCAGGGCCCCATTCTGCGGGATCCCGAGTCCTCCTCGGGATCTCGGGATATAATGCATGATGCTTAAGAGCTGCTGTCCGTACCAGGTGACATCCTCCATGTGATATTTCATATAGCAAAAAATGCACTGGTACAGATCCCTCTCCTTGATGATCTGACGGGAGGCAGCATTAAACTCCCGCGCTCTCGCCTGTTTCGACATCTTCGGCATTCTGTCTGCCTCCTTT